AACAGGTGTCGGTAAACCTTGGTAGATTAAACCTACCCAGAGCAGAGCTTCCAAAGCCTTTATACCTACCTAAAATAGAGTTTAAGCCTCCTTCAGCTCGGATACCATCATATAAACCTATGGTGATCCCTCCGAGTGATCTGGAAGCCCCAGAAGAGGTAGAGCCTGAGAAAACTACAGAACAACCAGAACCACCTAAATTAAAGATACCCGTATTGGATATACAAATGCCAATACCTGAGACAGCAGTAGTTGTGACAGCTGTTACTACAGCAGTAATAGCAGTAGCTACAACCACTGTTACTCAATCTTTATTTGAACCAATTAAAAAGAAAGTTCAAAAGTTCTTACAAAAGAAAATTGATAAATGGAAGGAAAACAAGAAGAAAAAAAAGGAGTCCTTGGCAAGTTAAAAGAAGCTGCTGAGGATAAAGAACATCAGATTGAAATCCTTGGCACTTTCGTAAGATTAGCAGTAGTGGTCTGGTCTGGAGCAATTATCACACTTAACTATGTAGATATACCAATGGTTAAGAAGGCTGGTAACTCAGATATCACGTTCGTTGCTTCGGTGTTTACAGGAGCACTGGCTAGTTTTGGCCTGACCACTGGTAATAACAAAAACAACAGTAAACCTGTCAACTGTCCAATGAACAAAAAAAAGGAAGAATGAAAAAATGGCTTTTACTCTTCCTACTGGCATCACCCACGGTAGCGAAGGCAGAATTAGTAACCCCAAATTTCACCCAGGGTTCGATGAACAGTACAACGACAACGACTCAGGAAATAGTAGAGGATATAACTATCACTACTTATGGGTCTGCATTAAACAAATGGAGTGGGGAAAACATCACTCATACATCAGCCTCATCAGGAGGCTTAGCCGATTCAGATTCGGTGTACACCTTACATACAGCAGGAGACCCATTCACTTTAGAAGTGGTTACAAGAGCAGCAAGTCAGGTGCTATCCGTAGAAACGATAGAAAGAGAAATCGATACTACCTCTACTACGGTCTCCTTATCAGTCTTCTCTCAATAGCACCAGCTAAAGCTAGTGATCCAGAAACTAATAACGTAAGTAATCCCGTGGCAGCAGCGACTGGAAATGTAACCAATCAAGCTGTCCAATTTCAGAACAATGGTGCTCCATCCAGACAACACTATGGACCCAATATTTCCTGTAACGGAAGCACTATGACGTTCTCCCCATTCTATATGGGGAATCATACGAAACCTTGGGATATAGATGAAGACGGTATGAGACCTTCCAGCTACACAATGGCTGAGAACTGGGGAGGACAAATTAACTTTATGATCCCCCTAGATCGTGAAGGTCTACGTAGATGTAGGAGTATTGCAGCAAGACAAGAAGAAAAGATGCGTCTGGACTATGAGTTAGTCCGAGCTTTGAAGTGTGCAGAACTACAACAAAAGGGATTCATGCTAATGCCTGGATCACGTGTTTATTCGATGTGTAGTGATGTCATACCTATTGCTGCTTACAAAAAATCAATTGAAGATAAACAACCAAAATTAGAGCCAGAGAAAAAGAGCTGGTCTCTTAATCCATTCAAGAAATGACTTCGTTTATAGCGGTTATTTGCTTAACCATACTTTTATACATTTTTTTAAAAAACACAATTAACACACCATGATCGTACTTATCAAGCCCATCCTAATGGCATTCCTCAGCTCTTCAGCTGTAAAGGAATTAGTTATACAACTACTAGAAGCCTACGCTGAGTCAACTGACAATACCATTGATGATAAGGCAGTCGAATTAATCAAGAAGAATTTATTCCCAGGAACTAAAGATGCCTAAAAAAAAAGATCCAGAAGCTCCATACTATAAAAGACCTACACCAGGTAAACCAGGTTGGAATATAGCTGGTAAAGCTACTGTTGAATTAAATAAGAAGAAAGGATAATGAAAAAAGCCACAGAAGACCAGTTCAACGAATTACATAGCCTTGTCACAACAGAATTCCTAAAGCGGGTCAAAAGTGGCACAGCTACAACTCAAGACTTAAAAGCAGCTTGTGACTGGTTAAAGACTAACGATATCAGCGGTATTGCTTTAGAAGGCAGCCCTTTGTCGAAGTTAGCTGCAATTATGCCAAAAGTAGACCCAGAACTCGTACAAACAAGACTATATGGCAAAAGGAGCGAAGTACGCTAACGGCAACTATAAAGCCCAACAGAAAGCGTACAACAAAACTAAAAAGGGTAAGGCATTACGAGTTAACGCTAATCGACTAAATAGAAAACTTGGTACCTACGGGAATGGTGACGGCAAAGATGCTGCTCACTACAAAGGTAGTACTACGAAAGGGAGACTTCAATCTCCTTCTATTAATCGACGTAGCCGACTTAAACGTAAATCTAAATGACCCCTGTACTACCTAAACCTGAACACTATTTATATAACCTAATAACCATGACAAGTCCTGACGCTAAAAAGCTCTGGAGAAGAGCTATTAAAGAGCACTTCAATTGTCAATGTGTTTATTGCGGAAACAATTATGAATTACATGAACTCACGCTTGATCACGTCAAGCCTAAAACAAATGGTGGAGAAAGTATTGCAAGCAATCTTGTCCCTGCCTGTAGGAGATGCAACCAAGGCAAAGGTAGTAGTCATTGGCTCAGATGGATGCGACAGACATATGGATGTATCCCTGACAGAGAACAGTTGATTCTGTCTCACATTAGCTAGCCACTCGAAGTAAATATCAACCGCCGTCCGAAAGGGCGGCTTTTTTTATGTCTGAAATAGTAAAGGTAGATGGTGCGTGGCGTATAGCAAAATCTCAGAAAGCAGAATTTGTACAAAACTTCCTAATACCACATTTAAAAAAACAAGTAGAGGATAACAACTTAACTGGTAAAGCTTTAAGTAAAGCTAGAAAAGGGTTTGGAAAGATCTTTATAGATGGTAGGGAAAAGCAAATTTCAAATGTCACTAAGTTTTTAACTACTGGTAAGGATTTAACACTACCTGATAAAGGTTTAGTCAAAGAGTCTAAACAACGTAGAACAGAAGCCATTGACGTTCAGACTTCAGATACTCAAGAAAAATACGATTGGAACACCCAACCTAAAGGAATGGAAGGGCATCATAAACGTATGGTGAAAATGTATGCTCCATTTTATGAAGGCTTATCTAAAAAAGATGCTAAAGAATTAACTCAATGGTTTGTAGATGAAGGATATGCGTTAGGTGATTCAGTAGACAATATCCAATTAATGAACCCGAAGGCTCATAAAGAAATACATAGATGGATGATTGATAATCGAATCCAAGTCCCAAGAGGGCCAGCAGGATTTAGTAATTTTCAACTTTCAAATCTATTATCTATTGGACCTAATGTGAGAGGTGGGGCTGATGGTCAACTCTATGATGGGCCAGCACCAAAATTTCCTAACCTAGCTCACCTTCCTTTAAATGAAAGATTAACTGCTGCAAGCATCTTTTTAAAATATGTACAAGATCCTGTAGAAGAAAAGTTATCCTCTTTAATTAACGTTGATTCTATTCAACAATCTGAATTTGATAGAAGAAAAGCTGAATTAGAAGCTGGATATAAAAGAACTGATCAAGTCATAGCTAAAGAACAGGAAGTACCTACTGCTGTTAAAGACTTTGCTCAAGAAGCATGGGATGTAGGTATGGATGCTGTTGGATTAGGTGCAGTAAAAAATACAGTACGTGCAGGACAAGCAGTCATAAATAAAGACCCAGTTAGCGCATTAATCAATGTTGCCTCTATTCGACATGAAACTATCGAACCTCTAGCTAAGCGTAGCGAATATAAGGCGATAACGCGCGATATAGCGGGCAAATAACCTCTAACCATACAAACACACATGAATGATACTTTAACCGCCCTACAGGACGATTTCAAGGTGTTTCTGACGGCTCTATGGCAACAGCTAGACCTACCACCTCCAACACGTGCTCAGTTCTCCATAGCTGACTACTTACAACATGGACCAAAAAGACTACAGATCCAAGCCTTTCGAGGTGTTGGTAAATCTTGGATTACTGGTGCTTTTGTCCTTTGGACGCTCTTTAACAACCCAGAAAAGAAAATAATGATTATCTCTGCCTCTAAAGAGAGAGCAGATAACATGTCCATCTTTTTACAAAAACTAATCATTGAAACACCATGGCTAAGTCATCTCCAACCCAAGTCCGACGATTCCAGATGGTCTCGCATAAGTTTCGACGTAAACTGTTCTCCTCACCAGGCTCCAAGCGTAAAGTCGGTAGGTATCACTGGGCAGCTCACAGGAAGCCGTGCAGATTTAATGATTCTCGACGATATAGAGGTACCTGGAAACTCTATGACGGAGTTCATGCGTGAAAAACTTCTTCAACTCTGTACCGAAGCCGAAAGTATCCTTACCCCGAAAGACGATAGCCGTATTATGTATCTCGGGACTCCTCAGACTACTTTTACTGTTTATCGTAAGTTGGCAGAGCGCAGTTACCGTCCGTTCGTTTGGCCAGCACGATACCCCCGCAAACTTGCAAACTACGAAGGATTAATAGCTCCACAGTTACAGGAAGATATTGATGAAGGTGCTAAAGCTTGGGAAACAACAGATCCAGACAGATTCGATGATGATGACTTACTTGAAAGAGAAGCGTCCATGGGACGTAGCAACTTCATGTTGCAATTTATGCTTGACACGTCTCTATCTGACGCTGAAAAGTTCCCCCTTAAAATGGCTGACCTTGTGGTTACTTCTGTTAATCCCACTAAAGCCCCTGAGTCCGTCGTATGGTGCTCAGACCCCTCAAACGTCATCAAAGACCTCCCCACAGTTGGTCTCCCAGGAGATTACTTTTACTCTCCAATGCAACTTGTTGGAGAATGGGACAATTACTCAGAAACAATTTGCAGCGTTGACCCATCGGGTCGAGGCACAGACGAAACGACTGCAGCGTACATATCGCAACGAAATGGGTTCCTCTACTTGCATGAGATGCGTGCGTACAGGGACGGATATAGCGATACAACCCTGTTAGACATACTTAAAGGTTGTAAAAAATATAACGCATCTACACTACTTATTGAATCTAACTTTGGTGATGGTATCGTAGCTGAACTATTTAAAAAACATCTACAACAAACTAAACAATCCATATTCATAGAAGAAACTAGAGCTAACGTTAGAAAAGAAGACAGAATTATAGACTCATTAGAACCTATCCTTAATCAACACCGTCTTATCATTAATAGATCAGTAGTTGAATGGGATTATACCTCTAATAAAGATGAAGCTTCTGAAAAAAGACTCCTCTATATGCTCTTCTACCAAATGTCTAGAATGTGTAGAGAAAAGTTTGCCGTTAGACATGATGACAGATTAGATTGCTTAGCTCAAGGTGTTAAATACTTTACAGATGCTCTAAGCATCTCTGCTGAAAGACAAATAGTCCAACGTAGAATTGAAGAGTTTGAAGCTATACTCCAAGACACATTAGATAATCCTCAAGACTCAGCTAACCATCTGGTGTTTGGGATGAATAAAGAACAAAGACAAAAGGCTAGAGGCTTAGCAGGGGGAAAGTCAGTCCCTACCTGGATTTAGAACGAGTCGTTATGTATACAGGGGAGAGAAGGGTGGACTCACCTCTGTAGGTAAGGGGAAGACATCTTCCCTTTATCAACTCTGAGGCAAAGCCGAAGGGTGATTATCAAACACCTCCACCAACTCCCCACTTAAACGGTATACGTATTATACGTATTATATATAATATATATGACTCTACCCACTCAACCTAAACAGATTAAGTCTCATTGGTATTACATATTCTGGTCTATGGCTACGGTAGCTGTGGTGTTAGGACAAGTATATGTCGCTACTAGCTATAGAACATTAGCTGAAGTTCTTAAATTATCACTGACTTAATATGCAACTCTTTTTAGATACAGCAGATGTTGATGCGATAGAACAGAGGTTCTCATCAGGATTAATATCTGGAATAACAACTAATCCCACCCTTATTAAGAAGAGTGGTAAGAATACTCAGGATGTCTACCAACAATTAGTAGATATGGGTATTCCTGACATCAGTATGGAGATGGTAGCTGATAATGAGGCTGACTTCTTTCGTTATGGTGTTGAACATCATCGTACTTATGATGAACAAGCTACAATTAAACTTCCTTGTACTGTTGATGGGCTTAAAGCTTGTAAACGGTTAACAACTATAGGAATAAGAGTGAATATGACTCTTGTTTTTAGTACTAGTCAAGCAATACTCTGTGCTTTAGCTGGTGCTACCTATGTTTCTCCATTTATTGGAAGAATGGACGATAATTCTTTAGATGGATTGGGTCTTATTAAGGAAATATCCTCTCTATACAAATTAAAATCAATAAAAACTAAGGTTTTGGCAGCTTCCATAAGAGATGTTGCTTCAGTATCTTGGGCTTTTACCTTTGGAGCTGATATATGTACTATTCCTGTTGGTGTCTTTGATAAAATGTCAGAGCATGTACTCACAACCATTGGTGTAGATAAGTTTAATGAGGACTTTCAAAAAATAACATAAATTTCTGAAGCCTATTCGTGTATGTAGGGACGAAAAAGTCCCCCCGCGGCCCTGCGTTAATTGTTCAGCCGCGCGCGTATCGTGTCCAAACCTTGTCCAAACCGCTGGAGATAGGGTCAAATCCCTTGCTATGACTACCTTGCATAACTGTGTGAAAGACAGTTACGCATGACATACGCGTGGTTCTATCTTCGCGGGTGCGGGCTAGCGGGCGCGGTAGTTGGTTCGCTCGCCTCTCTCGATCTCTCGCGATCTGTAGCGACACCCTTAGCTTTGCTAATCATTTAGCCACGATTGATAAGTAATGCTAATGACCGTTGCAATGACAGGGCTTTCATGGTATGTACACTGATCCTGTAACATTTGATACTTGCCATACCCTATCCACTAGTGTATACTTGAAAATGAGATTAGTTGTTTACGTACGTACTCGACTCTCCCTGAAAGGGTGAGGAGAGTCTCGTACTTAACTACAACTAACTCCTCTAAGAATTTCGCAACTTGAAAACTTAATAACTTGCCAACGATCACCCTGGTTGAGTAGCTGACTAACGAAGCCTCCAGGAGATACCAAGTAGGGTGTAGGTCAAATGTTGACATGAACAAGCGAGACCGTTTGGGTCATTAGCACTAGCTAATCCCTGTTCGATTCAGGGTTCTCGCTGTTTGTTTATATATTTTTTATTATGAAAAATCTAATTCCATTCACTCCACAAGGATGTGACAAAGCTGTTGCTTTGGTATCACCTAACTGCTCACAGTTAGTGCTTGATGTACTAGAGAATAGCTGGGACAAGACCAGTTCAGGTCTTGGATCTCACGTCTACGTAGAGGATCTCGCTCAAGAGATCACAGATCCTGAAATCCTCCAGGAATACTGGGAAGAGTATCAAGTATAGCGTGATGCTGAGGTTCGAAACCTCACTCTTTCATAGAGATTTATATCTCTAATTATTCTTCGTTCATTAACAACATGCGAAAGATTGAAAGAGAAATGATTCAAGCAATCATTGACCGTTCACACTTTAGTAAAGCAAACACCAAGGTACAAGTACATGTACCAATGGGTGTTGACTCTCGTGCTGAGATGCGTGTTTATCTACATGATAATCACATCGCTACTTATGCAAATGAGGGTTTATATATTAACCATCAAGGATGGAAGACTAACACTACTAAGTCAAGACTTAATGCACTAATTCAATTCGTACTTGGTGGTCTATCTGGTATTTATCAGAAAGATTTCGAGTGGTACTTAAAGAAGGTAGATGGAGGCAATGGCAAGGTAGAAATTAGTTCTGTTCCTGATGGTTGGTTATTAGTCTGATTGGTGTAGGTGAGGTTCGATTCCTCACCCAGACATAGGGATATTGAATCCCTAATTGTTCACATTATCTACCATGTTCAACATGTTTATTACAGTTCCAACTCGTACATCCGATGCTATCGAATCACTTAAGGTTGACCTATTAGCAAGGCAAGCCTTGGTTACATTCAAGGACGGAGGTACATATGAGTATGAGAATGTATCAGCTAGAGCAATAGCAAATGTATTGTTTAACCCTGATGTATCACTAGGTTTCTGGGTTAACAACAACTGCATCAATGCTGATCGTACATCCACAGTTGATGCATACATTGGAGCACAATTACCTAGCTTTGTATAACTAACAGGGACGCAAGTCCCTTCTTGGTCCATTCGTCTAATGGTTAGGACGATAGCTTGTCACGCTATTAATGCGAGTTCGATTCTCGCATGGACCGTTGCTATCCAATGAGGATAGCTTGATTAAATCATGTCTGTTACTACATTATCTCCCATTGAATCTCTAAAGAATGAGATCGAATCATTGGGTTATGTTGATACTCAGTCTGATGAATTCTATCAAGAACTCATGGACTATGGTATTGAATCAGTATCACAATTCGAGGATGCATACCAAGGCGAGCACTTGGATGGTGCCTCTTTTGCTGAGAATATATGTGAAGAATGTGGTTACCTAGAAGAATCTAACTTACCTACATTTATCCAGAATCATATTGATTGGGAGAGTGTATGGTCTTGCGAGTTACGCTTTGATTACTTCGAGATTGATGGTCACTTCTTTTCAAATAATTTCTGATTCTTTCCTCTTGCATATGCTATCCACTTATGTATAGTGTATGCAGGATGAAGGATTCATTCCTTCGTTGTTTACATGAACATCATGCCCATGTCATACAAGGACGCACTCGAGTCCTCCATATCAGACAAGATGACGAAGGCACAATTGATAGCAATATCAAATGCCTTACAAGATCATTGTCTACTTAGAGAATTAGATAAGCCAGCACTTATCCCTTTTAATTCTTATATCAAGGACGCACAATCTCGGTGGGATATACACCACACAGAGACAAAAGCTTTGGCTAAAGATATACATAACGCTGGTAAACAAGGCCGCGTTATCTTTGACCGAGCATACGCGCGTGCGTTCAATACATGATTCTCTCCTCCTGTCTATCACTAAATGATAGATAGGCTGAGGGATTCTCCCTCTCTTGTTGATAACAAGGACACAAACTCATTACGCCTAAGTATTACTTATGACACTAAAGTTCGACACAACACATGAGTACTACATGGAATCAATGAACGTTGGTTACATCGAGAGTATGAATGTTTTGTTCGTTCAGGATACTGACGAAAACACTATCAACATTAATGGTGTTGATGCCGATGACATGATACGCATGGCACGGAATATGTTTTGTGCTAAGGACACAGTGATGAACTATGTCAAGGACGCACAAAAGAAACATGCTGATGATGATCTCAAAGAGATATATGATTCTTTGGGTAAGTACTTCGCTGAGAAGGAAGACAAAGAAGAATTCGCTATCGCATGTGGAGGTGTTAAGTAATGACAATACAACTAACACCTAAGCAAGAAGAAGTCTTGATGATCGTATCTGAGCAAGAGGGTAGACACCCTAGTCAAATGCTCAGTCTATTAATAGATAATGGTATTGACTTTTGGTACTGCGATAACGTTGCTCCCTTTACTTCAAAGAGAGGAGTTATCACAGA